TAGTCTCTCTTTGAAACGCAAGTTCTGACATGCGTTGTGCAGCGGCGTCTGCACGCTCTTCCTCTGCAGCCTTTTCAGCACGATACCTATCAATGTTTTTATCAACCGCTTGCAGCGCACCCGTCGCAAAACTCATAAAAGGTGATACCATTAGACCATCTCCCCTTCTTCCATTTCCATAAAGCTAACATCCTCTTGCTCTTCAGGCATCTCTTCATCTTCCTCTAGCAAAAGATCGGTCGCATACATAATTTTGTTGTACATGTCTGGCCTATTTTGTTCCATGATACCCATAACTTTGTTATCAGGTATTCTGCCCTCTTCTTTTGCAAGTTCAGGGTCTTTGTTGAAGATAGTTGCAGGTATGCCGTTCTCTAGGGCTAATCCCATGAAGTGCATGGCAATAGGCATCTTCAGTATCTCTGACATGTCAGGACTCCAATAGCCCTCTGTAAAACCTGTAAAGGTAATTGTGTTAGTCATAGCTTCGATAGGCACACCACTAATCATTAGTCGCAGAAAGTTCTCTTCTACTTCCGGCTGTTCAATACGGCTAACCACCCACTCCATAGCCTCTTCAGGACTAGAGTATTCTGCAGGTTTTTCCCAAGCCCACTTCTGAGGTTCGCCTGTTAACGAGTGGCCGGGAGGAGGTGCGTTGAACCTGTCAATAGCATCAATGCTGCCTTCCTGTGGGCGAAGCGACTCTTCTATCTTGGGATCGCTGTAATATGGATCGGGATTTAACGCCATTGTATTTCCTCTATGCCATTTGTGTTCGTGGTATTGCTAGCTGCCGTAAGTTTGAACCGGGAAGCTTTTGTTTAGTACCCATAGGTTTAGTCGAGCCTGAGATCATGTCGGCTAAGTCATTTGTACTGGTAACAGTGCCAGCCCTAGCCATCTGATTAGCGATTGCTCTGGCTGCGCTTGTTGCACGTTCTGATTGTTGTATAGCCGCCTGTACTGCACGTTCACCGCTAGTGGCCTGTCTAGCCCTAGATGTTCTACCCGCTGCTGTCGTTGGCGCACGGGCTGATGTAGGAAGTGCAGGACCAGTTCTACCTCTGCCCTGTGCTTGACCCTGTTTACCGCCGCCCTTATTAGCCGCCTTTGCAAACGCGCTGATTGCTTTGGCTGTTTCTGGGCCTACGCCAAGAGTTTTAAAAAGAAAATCTTTTGCCTGTGCGCCTAAAGAACGCTCATCATTGAATTGTCTTGCAAACTCTAATGTAGAAAGAGTTTCGCCCTCTTCAGCTAAAGTTCTAGGGTCTGCAGTGCCACGAAAGCCTGTTACTGACCCTCCTCCCTGTTCAAAAAAACTTTGGGGAGCAAAGTCATCCTCAAACTCAAATTGCTCTTGACTAAACTCGCCAAAAAAAGGAACATTAAAATCCGTAAAAGAACCACCAAAATCATCGTCAAATCCAAAGTCATCATTAAAATTTGAACCGAAATCTTGTAGCTGAAATAAATCAAAACTCATTTTAAGCTCCCAATATACCAAAGACGCCGTTAATCACGGTGCTACCAAGCGCACTAAAGAACTGATTCTCACGCTCTACTTCATACTGTTCCGCATTGAAGTCTTGTGTCTGAGCTAAGATAGCTGCATTGTGCGCTCTCTGTGCAGCATTCTCAGATATCTCAACCATCCAAGTAGCCTCATCCCTGTACCTCTGCCACAGCTTATCCATAGATGCTTGTGTAACTCCTAGCAGGTTAAGAGCATTAGTACGATTGGCCTCATTCTGTCCCGCCGTGTTAGCCGTGTTTATGTTTCTACGCCACACTGCGTTGGACTGTTGGATCAGGTTCTCATTGCTGATATTAAACCTCTCTCTTGCATCATTAATCTTTGCAAAGTAGCGTGTCGCTGCGTTAGTCTGGTCAGCGTTAAACTGTTCCATAGCTGCCATGCGGCTAGAGTTAGCATTCTGAACTTGCGTATCTAACTCGGTAAAGAACTGATCTACCTGTAGCTGAGACTTTGCATTGAACTGCCTAGCCGCATTCTCCTGCGCCTGATCAGTAAAGAGCTTCTGGAACTTAGACTGCAGATCGATAGTCTTTAGCTGCTGTTCATTGTTTAGGTTCTGTGTATCCATCTGCAGAAAGGATCGCGCATTGCTTACAGCAGCTTGCATTCTAGCACTAAGGTTAGCCTTATCCATAGCTGCGTAAGTAGCTGCGTTCTGCAGAGTAGCCTGTTGCCTGTTGTTCAGGTTCTGTATTTGAATGGTGGCGTACTTGTTAGCGTCTTGTGCCGCTATCGGTATGCCCGACTCCATGATAGATTGTGTGATGGCTGCAGCGGCCATAGAGGAGGAGCCTAGCCCCCTCTGTGCCATCATACCACCAACCTGCCTGACCGCAGGTGCTGCCCAAGGAGGAGGGGGTTTACCTTCTTCAAAGGACTTGAAGAGTTCGCCCATCTGGAACTTGAGAGTGGCCTTCTCGTCTAGCTCTTCAGTTACTCCCTGTGCAAGTGACTCTTCCGATACTGCGCCTTCAATGTCACCTATAAGAGACTGTGCAGATACCTGCCCTTGGGCTGCAGCAAACTCTGGAGTATCCGCTTCTACAAAGGACTGATAGGTAGCCGCTGCAGTGCGTGGAGGAGTAGGAAGTTCTAGCCCAGTTACAGAAGCTTGAGTTACTGGCGCTGTAATAGCTGCCGCAGTATCTGTAGGAGTAAATAGCTCTTCCTGCTGAACCTGCTGCTGCTGAAACGGCACAGTAGTACCCGCCGTCAACGAGGGCGGCGTATCTGTGTCGAGTGCTGCCTCTTCTGTAACCCGCGTTAGAAGGTTCTTTGTTGCTTCAGGAGGAGTAAACTGTCCCGCTTGTAGTTCTTCAGCGGTTTGTGTTTCCGTAACCTCTTCATTTTCCTCTGCCATATTTTATTCCTTGTCTTTAAACAAATCCTCGGCGTGTTCTTTGTTTTCAAATTCAGCTAGTTTTTCACCTACAGATAGTAGTTTAGCCTCTAACTCTGCACACTTTGACATTGCTATATCCCGCTGACGGATTAGCACTTTGACTAAATTTTCTGTAATGTTAACTTCCATCTCTCTTGCTTTTCCTTTCTTGGTACATTGCCCACAACCTGAAAAGTAAAAGAATGGAGCCACCAACCAACATAAATAGTTGAAGGCCCTGTTCCACCCACTGCAACCAGATAGGTGTAGACACTAAACCAGTAGCAATAGTAGTGTCTGTAATATTCTTTAATGTATCAGGAGACTTTAGGTCCATAGTATTATACCCTTTTTTTAAGAAAAAGTCAAGTTATTTTTGCATTTTAGAGAGAGGATTATCTAATGCTTTTCTAATCTTAGCGTTTGTTTCTTCTCGTAGTGTTTTCATCTTGTTAGACAGGGAATCATCCAAACTATCCATACGAGAGTTTATCCTGTCTCGCAGAGTGCTGTTACGATCATTCTCTTTATCTATCATGGCACGAACTTCATCTTGTATAGTCTTGGTCCTACGATCTACTCCCTCGACTAATTTTTCTGTCCGTACAATTTCGCTCTTCAAGTCGTTCTTAATGTCCCTTGCATAGTCTCTAGCGTCTGAAGCTGACTGCTTCATAATCTTCTTTAACTCTTTAAGGTTGTTCATGTCCTGCCGTAGCACGGCTAACTTTTTGTCAAACCCTGATAGGTCTGGCGCTGTGTATTCTTCTATTGTCTCGCGCATGTTCATGTAGTCTTTGTAAAACTCAAAGCCAGCCCACAAACCGCCACCTGCAGTGGATAGTAGGGTAAGCAAGACCATCATCCTGCCCCCTTTAAACTTTACACCGCCAACTTCTACCTCTGCCATTGACTGTCCACCATCTCAGAATGCGATTGATTGCTGCCACCAAACATCAAATACTGCGCCACGTTGTTTGTAGGGATAGAGCTGTCCGGTATTTTAGCCCCGCTAAAGAAGCCGGGAGTGTCCTGCAGAGTTGCCTGTGTACCAAAGAAGCTGCGACTGTTACCAAGTACGCCCATTACGGCTAATGTCCTAATCTGATTAGTCGAGTCATACTTGCTCTTGTCGTTCATCTTGCTCATAATTTTTTTAGCGACTTTTTCTTTAACTTTCTGAGCAACAGTTTTCTTTTCAGCGGGGTCAGCCTGTTCTTCTTGCTGCTCCTCTGGCTCATCGGCGCTAGCAGTCTCAGTAGCCGGTTCTTGCTCGGTTGGTTCTGGTTCTGCAACATCTTCTTCAGCCACTTCTGCTTCTTGTATTTCTTCTTCAACTTCTGCAGTAACTTCTATTTCTTCCTGTGCAGCTTCTGGCTCTGCGGACTGCTGCACTTCTATCTCTAGCTCTACAGTTTCAATTTCTTCAACCACTATCTCAGTGGCTATCTCTATTTCTTCTTGCGGTTCTACAGGCTCAAGTTCTACTTCTATCTCCTGTATATCAACAACCTCTACCTCTTGTTGTAAGTCAATAATATTAAGCACTTCAGTCTCTAAAATCGTAACCAGATCGAAAGTCGTAGTGAGGAAGGGACTGTCAAATCTAGGTCCGAAAAAACTACTTGGAAACCCAGCATCTATGCCGAATAGCTCAAACTCCCCCCTTAGTCCTGTAAAGTCGTTTTCTGGTATAACCTGTGAAAAAGCAAAGGGCCGCGTACCTGTAAAGTCTAGCTCAACTTCATGTTCAAACTTATGTACTACGTTGTCTGCATCCAACAGAGAAACAGTAAGATTGAATATGTCTCTGCAGTCACTGTTCTGCATGACGTTGCCATTAGCGCAGGTAGAGAGTACCGAGTTGCTTTGATGCGATTCAACATCCACTCCATAGTTCATATCAAAGCCTCGATTGATCTGGTCTATTGTCATGTTATCTTCTAGATCAAAAGTGCTTGTATATGTCCCTCCCGGCCCTTGTTTACCTGCAGTGCAAAAGTTGCCTGAAGTGCATCCTCTGCCGCCGCCTGTGTTAGTACCCCCCGACCTAGTAAACTCACTCATCCCCGGTATGTAGTTAGGGCTAGTCTCTTGCCCTGTTACAATCTCTGTCTCTTCTGCATGGGAACCAAACGTAACTGCCATAACTGCAAACAGAACACACAGAAAAAGTATCCACCTAATCATAGGCTTCATATTCGTCTGGGAACTCATAGCTTTCATTCCGTGCTGAATAATTAGATGTCTCTTTCTTTTCAATTAGCACCGTGTTCCCCTCCGGTGCATTCTTTGGGTTAGCTTCCCATGCTACCCTCGCCTCGTTACCTATCTTGCCTTTGTATGGACAGGGAGTACCCGCCATCCACATAGCGTCAAACACTCTATGGTCTGTACAGAGTAGGCTAACACCAGCTACTTTCATTCCCATGCCGTACAGAGAGCGGCTAAGCTTTAGCAATTCGCATGTGCTGTCCGTTACTGTGATACCGCTGGCAAAGCCGAATATCTGTGTCTGTATTGCTGCACTCTTGGCGCTCTTACATACGTCTGTATTGTTAATCACTACAGAAGGTGCGGATGCAGTGGGTGGAGTCTTGTCTGTAACTACAGTGGAAGATACAGTATTAGTATCTGCAGCATTAACTTGTGAGCTAATCACTGCACATAAGATTACTGCTGTGTAGAAGAGAGCAAGAACTTTAGAAATTATATCCTCCATCTCGTAATGCTTTTAGCCACGTAATAGGATTATTTCTGTAAAAATACCCCTCGCCGTCTACTTTTGACGCATCAAAAGCATCAGGACGCCACTTACCTGCAAAAGTTTTTTCAGCCATCCACTGATCAAACTCTGCCCCTGTGCCGCTAAACTTTTCATATGCGTCCCATGTACCACGCCGCCAACACATACCTATGTCATCTTTAAAATCGCCCTTGTATACTAAATCTCTCAAAGCAGACGGCAGTGCTTCATACTGCTCATATCTACCAGATAAACTCTCTAAGAAAGTCCCTGTATCTGTTCTTGAGGGAAAAGGATCAGGAGATTCAAACTCTATATCTTCCGCGCTGCCATAAAAATTTTTACCTGTCCAGCTTACTTTTGAGCTATGCTCTCTAACATCCCAAATCCTGTCTGTAGCTGTATTTTCAAGGCTATATCCAGTAACTATACCGTCACAACTATTATCTTTTGCTGCAGTTACTATTTTATTTCTTCTGTTTAGTAGCAAACTAACATTTCCTTTAGAAGCTTCAATAGTTACTCCATTTCTAATGGGAAGTTTTTCTTCAGCAATAGGGTCAACTGATACAGGAGAAAGCCACGTAAAATCTCTTACATTAGCTTTCAACCAATCTCTAACTGCAATTCCAGCGTCTTCTCCTGCTTGAATATCAGCATCAGACAAATTACTTTCTTTAAAATACACAGAGATAACTTCATGGCTTGTCTGAGAAAGCCAACGCCATACAGCATACGTAGAGTTTATTCCGCCGCTAACAGGTATAAGAACTTTCATTTTAACCCGCCGTTCCGTTTATTGTACCAGAGTTATTAACAGTAACTGTTCTACTATTTTTTCTAACAGCAAAACCTGCTGCTCCTCCTGCTCCACCACCACTAGCTGGTGTTACTACAGGACATGTTAGTGATGGGTGTGCCGGTGATCCACCCCCTGATGCACCACTAGCGCCTGCTGAACCAAAACCACCTGCAGAACCTGTAGCGCCTGTAGGGCCTACAGTATCAGGAGAACCACCACAAATAGGAGCACCTTTACCATCAGCACCAACACCTCGTCTAGCTTGGCCTAGACCGCCACCACCACCGCCACCGCCGCCGCCACGAACTTTACCACCAGAAAGAATATTAACAATACCAGTTCCTGTATATGGTGTACTTGATTCCCAGTATATAGCATCGCCGCCTACTGAACCCGCACTACCGGGACGACCAGCACTACCATTAGCACCTGTATAACCGTCTATATTGCCGGTAACATTAATAGTTAGTGGAGATGCTGCATTTATTGCTCCTGTTCTCATAGCATGAGAACTGCTACCACTTACAGTAACTCCAGAAGCAACATTAACTATGATAGGCTGACCGGAGGGAGCATCATACCCTGCAGAGTTAGCTGCTGTTAGGATATTATACTCGCTAGTGTTAGATGTTATATTTAGTGTTAAAGGACTAACTCTTGCTCCACCTAAAGAACCAAAACCTAGAACATTGTAGCCAAAACTCATAGTCTACTCCAAATTAAGCGTCGTTGGCTGCATCTGTCGTGTAGAACAACTTGAGGCCAATTAGTCTGGCATCTTCTGCCATATCATCGTTACCATCAGAAACATCTCTAAATATTCTAAAGAAGCACATATCTGCCGCAGCAGGGCTACCAGCGATAGTTACTGCGCCACTCTCTGCAGTTACACAGAGGTCTTCAGCAGCACTTAGCGCGTCATCTGTAACAACCACTGCAGAACCGTATGCTACGTCGATAGTATCATTGTCAGAAACAGCAACGCCCTGAAGTCCCCAAGCAACACCATCAGTGTCTGATGCTGTAGTTGTCCAAAACACCTGAAAGGTAACAGTCCCCTCGTTCCAACTTTTAGGAAACGCAACTTGAAACTGAGCGTGTTCGTCTGAGCCGTCATCAAAATCAAGAACCTGCATGTCAGGACGGCCAGAGGTTGTTTCTACAGTTGCTAGAGCCGCGCACCCGTTAGAGGCAGTGGGTTGGCAAGCTGCCGCAGGGATAAATATAGTTTCTTTACCAGCAGTCTTAACTGCAGCACTTGCAACTGTAGGAGCCTGTGTAAAGTTAACCACGCCATTAGAGGCGATTGCAAGCGCGTCTGTATCGCTGGCAGAGCCAATGGTGCCAGCATCTTTGATTATGATATCATCTTTAAAGGTAACAATACCGGCAGAGGAAATCTGCATAGCGTCTGTAGCACTTGCAGAACCTATATCTCCGTCATCAGGAACAACAAAGCTACCACCAGAAACTGCACCTGTAGTTGAAATAGCAGACGACCCAGTATCGATTGTGCCAAATCCGCTGGTAATAGAACCTGAATTAAGAGCGCCAGTAGTTGTAATGCTTGAAGTACCTGCTGCAGCAATAGCCGTACCGCCAATAGTGATAGCATCCGCTTCAAGTGTGCCGTGTATATAAGCATCTTTAAACTGCAAGCTGCTTGACCCAAGGTCTACATCGTTATCGCTTACAGGGGCTAATACACCATCAATTATCTTAATCTGATCAGCGCCTGAAGCTCTAAATATAATGTTGTTATCTGTTGCAAAATCAATATCGTTGTCAGCATCCCTACCAACAGTCAGGCTGGTGTTTGTTACAGAAGTAATGCCTGTCTGTGCAGCAACTATGGTAAAGGTTAGGTCATAGGGGTCGCCATCAGTTCCGTTATCAGTATCGGTCCAATCGATATCGATACCGCCGCCTTCAACAAACTTAACCTCTTTAGAATTAGTGATAGATACTTCAGTCCCATCCCCGTCTTCTAAAACCCAACTAGACATACCTGCACTACTATCTACATAAGCTTTCACAGACTGCTGCGTGGGAATTAGAGTAGCAGAGTCAGAAGACATATCGTCTTCGTCAACGAATGCCGTTGCAGTTATAGTCCCATCTGACAAACTTCCAAACTGCACAGTGCCATTTGAAGTGACATTTCTAACAGTAGCTATGTCTTTATCCGCGCTTAGAACAACTGCTTTACTAGCGGCTGCAGTACCTGCAGTGATGCCGTCTAGCATTTCTAGCTCTGCTTCTGTTAGTACCGCGCTGCCTATGCCAATTGAAGTTGTTGCAGTTAAAGTGCCACCGGAGACAATAGTACCTGAAACATCAAGATTGCCATTTACGTCAATAGTAGTAGCAGCTATCTGTATCTCTGTATCAGCAACGAGGTCTAGCTGCCCATCAGTAGATGAATTGATGTAAATAGCTGTATCGCGGAACTGTATCTTCTCCGTGCTGCTAATCAGCAGGTCATCTGAGAACTGAAAGTAGTCTTCATCCTCCATCCATGTCAGAACGCCATCTGATGTATTAGCGTTAAAGGTTACGGCTATATCTGTATCAGCGCCAGTACCGAAAGTAATAGCGTTGCTAAGAAGCTTCTCAATCGCCCCCCCTTCACCATCTGTACCGTCATGCTGATGACCCCCCGTTTCAAACGCAGCGTCAATAGCGTTAAACTCTGTAGTAAAGTCAGACGCATTAATCGTCTCTCCATCTACAAAATTTGTTGGGCTTGTTGTTGTGTATGCTGTACCCATTACATTCTAGCTCCCGGTGTAAATTCTAATGAAAACCCTTTAAGCGTGTATGAAGGGTTTGTGCTTGTATCTGTAAATTTTATTGCCACGGCAAATCCCGACCCTTCTACAGACTGTCTGTATAGCGGCGTGTACACAGCAGCGTCATATTCGGCTGTTGCCATTGTAGCACTGCCGTAGAAGGCTGACCCTGATGGGTCTAGCAGGTCGTACAAGGCAGGGCTTGGTAGGAGTATGTCGCCGTAGTCATACTCAATATTCATATCTACAGAGGACACAGTTCCCGTTCCAATGTAGTTTATAACTACCCTCTGCATGTTCTTGCGTATTCCAACATCTCCCATGTTGTAGTCGATAGTTCTGTATATACAGGCCATGTTAGTTCCATCAAGAGTAGAGCCGGATTCTTGTTTGTAAACATAACCGCCATCATAATCTCCGTGAATAACGTGCTCTACATCAGAAATATCTCCGTGAGCAGCGCACATAGGTTTTATGCCTTTGAGGTCTGAATACTCCCACCCTATCTGTCCTGTCTCAGAATTACGTTTTAAAACTGCTATTAGCCCTGTCATGTTAGCTTCAGTGCCAGAAGTTGTCGGGTAGTATAGTCTGTACTGGCTTTTTCGTCTTATAACGTGAGAAGATATGTTAGATATCTGGTTAGCACTAAGATCATTTAGTCTAGACTGTACTTGTTTAGAAACTGTTCCCAGTTCCGTATCGCCAATCTTTTCAGTACCTGCAACTGTACGTAGGCCGTCCGGTGCAAGATAGATTAGATCGCCGCCTATCTCCTGTATGCTAAAACGAGAAACACAACCAATGTTTCGCGTTACAGGTTGAAGAACAAAGTCTGAGACACTGGAACCTGCTAACCTGTAGATACTGTCCTTGCAGAAGATAACCAGAGTTTCACGGAAGGTGGCTAGTCCTACAATCTCATCGCCAATAGATATCTCTCCTGCCCCTGATGCAGCACTAAAGTCGTTCTCGCTGTACGGCGCACTAAACTGCAGAAGGTGGCGCTTGCTTGTCATGCCGCAGAAGAAGAGATGATTCTTGTGTTCTATTACAACTTCAGGTGCTGTAGGTTTTGTACCTGCACCTGATCCTGCTCCTCCGGTTAACGCTGTGTACGTACTACCATCAAACATAGCTGCGTCATTGACCCCATCTGCCATTGCAATCTTTTCTGTACCCGCCCAGTTATAAACTGTAAAGGTGTATCGCTCTGCGCTAGTGCGGTCAGTTACAAAGTTTGTCCATCCAGAACCCGTGCTTGTTGCAACATTTGCACCCCGCGCTGCAACAACTTTATTTTGAAATACAGCTACTCCCAGTACGCCGCCAGAACCTGCAACCTGATTGTCGTCATACTTGCTAAAGCCTTTTATCTTGGAATAGCCGCCAGTTACAGACGGCTCATAGTTCTGCAGAGTAATAGCTTCTCCGGGTTTTGCAACGAACACACTTTTGTCGAGGACTAACCCACCATCGCAGTTTACAGGAAAGGCTTGTGTTGGCATTAGACGGCTCTCATGTAGTCTTTTTGGTTTAGTAGCTCGGTCTTCATTCTACGAATACCATTCTCATAGTCACGGAAGGAAAACTGTGCTGCCTGATCGTTGCCCCTAAGAATGTGAGTGTAATATTTTACACGGGCTACAATTACATCGTGATAACGTACAGGTATTTTTGGTTTGTCTGTAAAGATAGATAAGTCTGCAGAGGAGTCATAAAAATCAAATAGAACATCATACTGTGTGTTCTCAGGTATGGGCGTAATCCCGAAGGAGTTGTCGCTCCTCACGCGGTACACACAGTCGGGGCTGTTAAACCCGTCATCTGGCGCGGACAGGGCTAAAAACTCATTTTGTCTATATGAAGAATGATGACGCCCAAGACCTTCGTGGTACTCCTCAAAAGATTTGTACTTGAGAGTAGTAGCTGAAGCGTCTGCCTCAAACACCTCTACAAAGTCTATGTCAAGATTTTGTGATGCGGTGTTGCTGAGACTAATAAAAGTCTGTTGCGTAGATGCTGTAAAGGTAGCAGTCTTAATCTCTCCACCGCCTACATTTGTAATAGTAAACGTAGTAGATAAGTCAGAGTCCTTATCGGCGCTAGACCCTGCAAATACGTTTAGTGTTTCAGAGGTAGAAGAGATAGTTGCAGAGGCTATCCTTGCTGTGATGCGGTACGTTCTATTTTCTATAGTAGGTATTGCCTGATCTACACACCCATCGTTTAGCCGCAAAACTCCTGCAGCATATGTCCTACCACTAACCGAGTTACTAAGGGCAGGAGTTCCAGAGGTGCTTGTTCCTGCAGGGTCTGTGCTTCTGCTATCCCAGAAGGAACCCAAAGTAAAGGCCTTATCAAAGTCTCCCTGCCGGATAAGATTCTGAGGGCGCAAGAAGAAGCTGTCATAGTCTACGTCTGTGCAGAAAGTAATGTCACCGGATGTAGCCGTAAAGGTGGAGGATACGCCGGTCAGGGTTTCAGATGCTTGAAACTCACCTTCTATCGGCTCAATCAGCATGTACTGTTCGTCGGTGTGGCCCCCATGCGGCGGCACCCTACGCAGGATACCTTTTGCAGAGGACGTACCTCCCGTAATCATTTCGTTAATGGTAAAGCCCCCGCTAACGCTGGACACTTCTACTTTTACTGGGTACTTATACTTGCCCTTGCCGCCAAACAGCGTGTACCTTCCGTTGTGAAAGTGCCACGGCCACTGTATGTATTCAGCATCAATATCGCGGATAGCTTTGTTTATATCTTTTTTAACTGTAGTCTGTACGCCCCGTGTGCCAGACAGACCTGCAGCAGTTTCTGCAATAGTTGTCTCGTTGAGGTCAAACAGTACAGCGTTGATTAGTTCTACATAATTCATGGCTTGCCTAACTGTGGTTGGCTAAGAAGAGTTCATCTATAGTTAACACTGCTTGTATTCTGTTAGCAGTTCCTGCGGTTAACTTTATGATATCTCCCTCGTTCAGGTTTAATTCTAGAGCAAGCAATACAAAATCATTTGCCGCTACGCTCTTGCTACCAAGTAGTTTATAGGTAGCACTAGCACTTGCATCTGTAAGCTCTAGGGTTACAGGCGTAGCATTGCCCGAAGTCTCACAGATAATTATGTTCTTTAGAACAGCATCGTGACCAGCAGGAACGGTGTACACAGTTGTCTGACTTGTGCCGTCAAGTGCAACTGCAGCGTTTCTTAGTCGTACCGCTCTTGATAGTGTCGATGTCAAGATTCTGTTCCTTTTGGTTTATTTACTACAGGGTTAAAATCAAGACCAACAGACGACAGGCATTCAACTTCTGGGTTTGCATCGGAGACGCCTGTTAGTGTATATGATCTAGTTTTAGGATTTATGTACATTGTGAACAGTATTCCGTATACAATATCTTTAAACATAAAGGCAGGATATTCTCCATGTCGTTCTGCTTGCGGTGCAAAAGTACCAATAGGAAGACATATAGTAGAAGATGTCTGTGCATAGCTAGCTGTTGAAAAAACTAAAAAAGCCAATACTGTTAAGATACATTTCACATTACATGCCCCAAGCCTTCTTTAAATACGTCTGAACCAGTGTTGATTTTGTAAACATGTCCTTTTGAGCCTTCATAAGGTAAGTATTTACTTCGTACATGTTTTGCAAAATAAAAGACTGTTCGTAAGATACGTTAGAAGACATCCACCCAATTATATTTTGCCTAAATCCTTTAGTAACTTTTTCTACGCCGTGGGGGTAAATGATAGGGAAGATTACCGCTTCTCCAGCGTTTAGTTTCTTACCTATCTGGCCTACAGGAGTTGCTAATGTAAACTCCCCGCCCTCGTAATCGTCTGATAAATTTATGCTCCAACCGTAGTCAAAAAATACATTGTTTGATTTTGGTCGGGCCTTAAAAGCATCTACATGCAGGTCGTAGTAGTCTCCCTCCATGTATTTATTATAAAAATTTACTGATACTCTGGTAGGACAATACACGCTGTCAATATAATGTGTATCATATAGCTTGTCGGTAATTAGCTTCCTTACCTCGTCTGGAATACCTTTAGATTCTTTATTGCTCTTCAGGTCTTCTAGATCGGGGGCAGTATCTTCCCCGTTCTTAAATGTGTTCTGGTCAATCTTGTCCAGACAAAAATTTACTTCATCTTCGGTTAGTAGTTTGATAAACATATGTACCTCCGTCAATTCAATATCAAAACAATTTGAAGGGTGGGGTTTTTAAAAGGAACCCCACAGAAACCTTTGGTACAATTACGTACCAGACGACACCGTAGCCGCTTCCGTAAGCGGGTTGCGCGAAATGTCAACCATGCAAACGTGAACGCGAAAACGGCAAGCACTTTCACCCGTTGAGCCACCATCAAGGATGAGGGCGTCAATCGTGTCAGCACTTGTTAGGATACGGCAGTTGGACCCGGAAGCCCCAATAGCGGCTTCAAGGAAAGGCGAGAAGCCAGCGGCAAGCGGAGAACCGTCAAGAAAACAGTCTACATCACCACCAGTAAAGCCAATATCCAGAGTAACCTGACCATTACCACGCGCTTCAAGAACTTCAAGCGCACCAGCAACAATCATGGTATCTGCAGGAACGTCTACAAGTTGTACAACGTCTCCTCCAGTACCACCATCGGCAGTATCGTGGACCTGCGAAGTGACCACGTAAGGGGAAGGCATCCGCGAAGGATGACCAACGGTTCCACCGCCGGAAATAGTACGATCAATAGTAGCCATAATTCATACCTCCCTTATGCGTAATCAACAATGCCAAGGACCAAGCCTTCTGGACGAATGACCTTACGGCCATATACGTGCAGACCACGAACCACATCAGCAAATGAATCAGGA